TAGATGAATCCATCTTCAAATAACGACCGTAAGAGTCGTATAACTCACCAACACCATAAACAGCAGTAGCGATAAGATTATCACCACGAACCAAAGCGTCGCGTTGTGTTTCAATCTTGATATCTTGCATCATTGCTAATCCAAGAGCATCACGGTGGAACACAGCACCTGGGAAGTCACCAGCGTTAGTAACATAAGCGATGTTAGAAGTTTCAAAAACTGGAACACCAGCTAACATACCAACATAACCCATTTGCATTGCTTCGTTAGCAACATTACCAAATGCACCAGCGGTGAATGCGGCGTTGCCGTTAGTTGTCAATGCTTTCTTCAAGTCATAAGCGATTTCTGGGTGTAGAACACAAGCGATACCACTTGGATCAACACCAGCACCGCGTAGTTTTGCTACTTGTGCGAAGATGTCAGCGGCAGTGATTTGAGCTGTGTAGTCACCAGCACCTGCAGAGAAACCTGCAAACAATGCTGTCAAGTCGCTGTCCATTTTGCGAGCGATTGCTTCACCAAATAAACGACCAATATCAGCAACAACATTACTTGCTGATGCGATACGAGCCATATCAGTGATAACAGTTGCTAAACCAACTTCAGAAACTGTTAGTTCTGCTGATGTTGTGCTTACTGCACCTGGAGTTGCGGCTGTGCCTTCTGTTAAACCAGCGGCTGTTTGTTGTGGATAGATAGGCACACGAACTTTAGTACCTTGAGCTGGGCCCAAAGAGTAGTTGCGTACCAAGCCACGCATAATGCTTCTTTCAGATGCAACGAAAAGTGCTTCTGCAACGATCTGTGGCAATAGATCGTCTAATGATGTAGTTGTAGATGCTGCCATTTTAAGGCTCCTTTATTTTAAGTTATTGTAGTCCATTGGACTTTCTATATTCTTTGTATAAAGCACGATGCTCTGGATTGTTCATATTCAACTGTGTGATATCAATCTTTGCCTGTGCCTTATTTGCTATGTTGCTTTTGGTATTTGTAGTTGTTGGGTTTGCTAACTTAAAATGAGGATTTGTGTCAAGAAACTCTTTTACTAAATCTTCTACTTGTAAGGACTCACCTTTGTCATTATAACGAACTGATCCTTTAGCATCCACCACTTCTACATCACCACTATCATTTAATCTTACATTAGTTGATAAAAGTGCTTTAACCTGTTCAGCATTTACCGCATTATATTTGGCAGCGGCTGATAGGATAGGCACATTCACTTTGTACTCTTTAATGATAGAATCTCTTTTAGAGATTTCAGCATCTTTTTTAGAAGCAAGTTCTTGTAGAGTTTTTTCAAACTCCCCACGCTTGATTTGTTCTGCCTGTGCCTTCTTGGCTGCTTCTTCACGAAGAGCACGAAGTTCTGTAGGATCACCCAAATCTTCATAGGGCTTCAGAAGTTTCTTTTCTAATGAACCACGCATACGGGCCATCATATTATCAACTTCTTCTTGCGTATAAGACTTTGCTACTGGTTGTGCCTGATTTTCACCTTCTACAGTTGCCGCATCAGTTGCGGTGGTATTTGTTGCCAATGTATTGTCTGACATTGTGACATCGCCTCCTTTAGAGTGTTTGATAGTGTTATTTATAAGATACTGTATCAATCACACTATTATTGACTGATACAGCCTGGATTCGCTCCCAGGGGTTATTTCTTTGGCGGCTTTGGTTTCTTTTTATAGTTACCCATTTTAATAGTCTTCCTCTTTGTGGTAATAACCTTGAGCCATATAGTCAAGGTGTTCTTGTTCTGTACGAGCAATGACTTCTTCACCAGTGTCAGGGTTGCACATTATATGAGGTTCATAAACTGGTACAGGTGGCAACGGTTGTTGTCCACCTAACATATCAGCGGCAAAGAGAACTGCTGGATCTTCGTCCATCCATTCAGCAATCTTACCATCAATGAGATTGAATACCTTGGGATTAGTTGCGGCTGATTTAGCCTGCACCAACTGTGCTATTTCACTGCCTGTATCACGGATGTTGAATGATCCAGGATAGTCTATTTCACCTTGCCAGGTAGTGCCCATATAAGCACACCATAAATCCCACATCTGTTCTTCAGCAAGTTCAAGGTTGTCTGCTTTCTCTGAAAGGCGAGCATTTAACAGTTGAAACTCTGTTTCCATTGCAACACCACTCATTGTTCTGCTTTCTGTGGCACGAACTGCACCTGTATTAGCCATCTTGTCAATACTTGAGATAGCGTGTTCTATTGACTTGTAGATACTATCAACACTGGCACCGCCAAACTCAAGGAGATATGGTTTTAAGCCTGGATCCAAGTTCTCTGGCATATGAACAATACTACCAGCACCAATGCCTGCTTGTGTTTCTGGAGTCTTTACCAATGAAGGATGACTGTCCATTCTAATACTTTGTTCTACTTCGCTGGTACAGTTGTAGATAAACTTCTGTACATCAGCAATGTCAGCGATATCACTAACGCCAAAGCCACGGATAATACTGCGTCCATTGTAGGCACAGACTGCTGGAATCTTACCTAATCCATTGACTTCAACTATCTCATCTGTGATGATACCTTTCTTGGTATCAATGGTATGAGTTGTAACAGACTCTTTGGACCAAATCTTTACAGTTCTTAAATCGCCTGTTACATCTTCCAAATAGCGTAGGTATGTTAGTTCCACTCTACCTGATGGCTGACGCTGATACTTCCAGTCTAATACAACCATAGGAGTCAATAGTGAAACATATGGGCGAACACCCATTGCCATTTCATCAGCAACAGTCACCGCACCTACATTTGGCTTACTAACAATGATCCAACTGTGTCCAAATACTGAACTCCAAGTTGCAACATCTTTCATAAAACTGTCAAGACTGCGTCCATCAAAGTCCGCATCATATAGGAAGTCTTCAAGTTCTGGCAATGCCTCAAGTCCAGCAAACTCACGCTCTGGTTCTTCACGGAATAGAAAACTGTTATAAACTGAAATAACGCTTTGGCAGTGATTTTCAAGTGGAGTTGTTCTTAAACGGGCATCATATTCTTTGTCTGTTTCAAGAACATAGCGTGTGAGATGCTTGGCATCACGGTATTCTGCACCGCCAACATAACTTTCTAATAGGTATTGCCATTGAGGGTAGTAGGTTTCATAGAGTAGATTACCTTGAAGTAATCGTTTAAGCTCGTCGCTCAATGTTTGTATGACATTCATTTTTTATATCCTTGTTATGCGAGGGCGTGTCCCCAACGCTGTGGTTTCAGTAGTTCAGGGTCAATGTCCCTTCGCACTGGGAACATATAATCAGTCATATATCCCAATGCGTCCATCATATGATCGTAGCCACTCTCTTTGTCTGGTTGAGTGCTACCTTCTTTGTAAGTCTGACGCTCTAATCCTTCAATAGTGTATTTACACGATGGGCTAACAAAGAGGTGTCTAACACCTGTTGTATCGCATAATCTACTATTGACTGCATTGATTCTATCACGCACAGGAGTATGGCTATTAGGTGCTTTAACCACAAAGCCTGCATTGGCAAGCAAGGTTAAATCAGTCATACCACCTGCTGATGTCTTACGCTGTCTTGATGCTGGATCAGGATAGGCCCAAATCTTTGTCTTGGGATAGCGTGATTTAACTTCATCAATGGCTTCTTGTGTGTTTGAACTGAATAGACGCACTTCATCTATAATGTGTAGGCAATCACCTAATCGTGCATCACTGTATTTGACTGCAATAACCACTGACATAGGGTCAATGTTAAAGTCCCAACCAGTGTATAGAACAGCGGGAACATCTTTGTCCCAGGGTTTGACATTGTGTGCTCTATCAAATGCGTAATAGATACGCCCACTGAATGTCTCAAATGTAGCCATATATTCTTGGCGGAAGGTGCGTTCATCTAAATCACGCTTGGCTGCTTCTATTTCTTCTACTGGTACACGGCCCCCGTCAATGGTTGTATAACTGTGACTGGCCCAGTTAGCACCATCATCTAATGAGTTTTGATATAGTTCATAACTCCAGTTACCAATGCCTTTGGGTGTTCCAATGAATAGAGCACGGCCCATTTTATCTGATAGGGTGGGACGAAGTGTTTCATACCAGGCTTCTGGTGCAATGTCTGCAAACTCATCTAAAACAATGAAGTCCAAGCCCACACCACGCAGGCTGTCATAGTTGTCAGCACCCTTGAGGCTTATTGTTGATCCATTTTTAAGAGTGATTGTGAGTTCTGATTCATTTGTCTTTTCAGCCCACTTCAAGTCATTCAAACGATTCTTTAGTTTCTTCCAAACAATCTGACGGGCTTGACGATAAGTTGGTGCCACATACCATACATCCTTCCCAGGATCCTTGGCGTGGTAGCATAACTCTCTTATAGAAAGGTGGGTTTTGCCAAAGCGTCTGCCCGCTACTACCACTCTGAAGCGTGTTTTATCTTTTGAAATAACCTGTTGAGCACGGCTTAAACTCATTACCAGCCCTTATAAATGGCTAATATTGCCATCGTGGCAACAAAGGCTAATGCTGTATAAAGCATAAACAATGTCATTCGTCGTCTGTCCAAGGTAATGGTTGATTGTCTTCTGTGTTGGTAGGATTATCGCTTTGACCCAGAATGTTTTTACCCAACCATATGAGTAGAGTGGCATTTCCCTGTAGAGCTGTGCTTATTTGTACCGCTCTTAAACGGCGTTTCATCCCTGCTCTACCTTTTGTAAGATATTCCGCAAAGTTGTAGCGTAGAGTATCTTCTTTAATCATAAACCACTCTGCTATCTCTTTATCCGTACAGCCAATCTCTGCTAACTTCCAAACTTCATCAGGTGGTACTACTCGTTGTGTGCTACCGCGACCCACTATCAAGCCCTTTTTAGTGACTTCGCCATAGCGGGGATCTTTGCGTTTAGGTGCTTCCCATTTAGGGTATTTGGAGAGATCCTGTTCAGGTTCTTCCTGTTGAAGTTCACCTTGAAAGGGTTTGAGATTCAGTGCCTCGCCTTCTATGATTTTAGAGGCGGGAGTTTGTTGTGTGTCATCCATATGTTTATTTATGACACCATAAAAAAAGCCCCTTTATAAGAGGCTAAAAACTTATGCTTGGTTCTCTTTGAGTTTGAGTTTCTCTACTTCAAAGCCTACATTAGCACTTTCAAGACGAGCAGTTTTAATCAACTCATTTAGTTTTTGGTTTTGAAACATAAGTTGTTGGATGACTTCCTGCTGATGTTTGTAATCGCGAGTTAGTCTGTTTATGGTATCCTGGTGGGCATTATATGCCGCAGCCAACTGGTGGATATTAGCCTTGGCTTGAAGCAGTTCTTGATAAGGGTCCCAGCCCGTGTTCCAGTAAGAGTCATCCATACAGTTATTTAATCATCCACTTCAAATAGGTCGTGAAATACAGTGGTTCTTGTGTATTCTTCTGTCTGTTCCACTACCACACGATGCTTACGGCGTTGTGCCATAGTTTTAGCATCTTCATTGGGTAGATTAGTTTCATTGAGTTCATTTAGAACTTCTCTCAATGTCATAATCATAGCCCAGGCTATTCGCTTATTGGCTTTCTTATCTAACACTCTATCACTTGAACTCTTGCCCATATTCAGAGTGGTAATAGCTCGCTCATAGTTGTTCTTATGAAAGGGTTTCATTAAATCAGGGCGTTGCTGTAGAACAGCATCAAATGCAGAAAGGATGTTTTCCCAATCTGCATTGTCCCAACGATGCAGGAAATCTCCCCATATCACTGGATTATTGATGTCTATCTTCTTGCCTGTAGTTAGAATGATGTCGTTGAGTACGGCAGTGATATCCTGCCACGAGTCTATTCCTTTTGCTGGGTTTGCCATTTGTTTTTCTCCGCTTTGTTTCTGCCACTTCTTACAAAATGCTCTCGTCTTTGGATGCAAAATACATTGCCCAAGATCCAAGCTCCATCTGGGTCTTCACGAGTAAGACAATAGTCATCTACGCCTCTACCCTTTTGATCCCATCTTCCCAACCATAACTGTTGAAAATCTTCAAAGGATAACATCCATAGTTCTTTGCGATAACTTGCCTGTGCTTTCATCTGCAACCAGGCGAGGTATTGCTTATGGGGTATTTCTCCCTGTACTTTCCAACATTGAGGTCTTGGTCCGCTTCTGCTCATATGTTTATTTAGTAGGTATCGTAAATAAAGGATTTAATCTGGCTGGCATTTGACTCTGGGCTTACTGCGTAGCCAAGCAAGGAACTGCCACGATAAAGGCAGTCGTGTCCTGTAGCGATTGATCCAACTACGGATTTGCTGGCGAGCGGGTGTAGCCAATGAAGTTGCCATTAGAGTTGTATATATTGGTTCTTGAACGACTGGCACCACACCAACTTGGTGGGGCAGTATTTGGTGCACGACCCACTGACTGACAGGGATCCTGACTGTTGTAATAGTTTGAAATCCACTGTGGCGGTGTTGCACAGGCTGTTAGACTTACTGCTATGACTGCTATTAAAATCTTCATTGTGTTTCCTCACTATAAAGGTGCCCGTGTCTGCCGCACACTCACGGGCAAGTGTGAGAAATGAGCAAGATTGCCCAAGCGGCTGTCACAACACCACGGAGTCACTCGCGGGTTGCAGTAGATCCAGTTGATCCAACCAATATTGCAATGCCTGGAGTTCTCGTTCCCAGTTGTCGTGAGCAGATTTCACACGGCTTTCATAATGATCAATATTGGCTAAAATGCCTTCTTTGGATAAGTTGGGTTTAGGATCTGATTTCATTGTTTTCCAAACGGATTGTATATTTCTTGTCGTTG